TAGTATTTGAACATAGTTATGATGCTAAAGATAAACGTGTTTATATTCATTTAGATTCATCAGCATTAGGAGATACATTAGCATGGTTTCCATTTGTGGACGAATTTAGAAAAAAACACAATTGTAAAGTAATATGTTCAACATTTCATAATGAATGGTTTGAAAAAGAATATCCTGAATTAGAGTTTGTTAAACCAGGAACAGAAGTATTTGATTTATACGCCATGTATAGTATTGGATGGCATTATAACGAAGATAAAACAGTAAATTTATCAAAAATTCCAATTGAGTTTAAACAACATCCCCTTGGTGAAACATCTAGTTCAACTTTAGGTTTAAATTATGTTGAAACTAAACCTAAAGTATCAATTCCTAATAAAGGAAAACAAATTGATGGTAAATATGTTGTTATAGCACCTCATGCTTCAGCCCATGCTAAGTATTGGAATCATAAAGGTGGATGGCAAGCGATTATTGATTATTTAAATGGTAAAGGTTACAAAGTAGTAATGATTACTCAGGAAAAATTAGGTGATAATTGGCATGATTCTAAATTAGGAGGTAAATTAAAAGGTGTAATTAACAAAACTGGTAATTATCCAATTGAAGATAGAATGATTGATATAAAATACGCTGATGCTTTTATAGGATTAGGTAGTGGATTATCTTGGTTATCTTGGTCAATTGGAACACCAACTATATTAATCTCAGGATTTAGCGAACCATATAGTGAATTTTTAGATTGCGAACGTATATTTAATTATGATACAAATGTTTGTTCGGGATGTTTTAATCGCCATTGGTTAAATGCGGGTGATTGGGAATGGTGCCCAGAACACAAAAATACTTCAAGACAATTTGAATGTACAAAAACAATTACTTCTTCTCGAGTAATTGAATCTATTAACAAAATCCTTAATATTTATTAACATGGAAAATAAAGTTTTAACATCAGAAGAGTTATCAAAATTACAAGAATTAGATAATAAAAGAGGACAATTAGTTGAACAATTCGGAATTATTGAAATAAACATTCAAGATTTAGAATTACAAAAAGAAAAATTAATTGAAGATTTATCAAAATTAAAAGCAGCTGAATTAGATTTAGGTAGTTTATTACAACAAAAGTATGGTGATGGAAATATCAATTTGTCTACGGGAGAAGTAATCTCTTAATAGCATTTTGAAGTTTTCTTACATATTTATAACAAAACATTAATCAAATCTAAAAATGGCAGAAACATTAATATCTCCGGGTGTATTAGCGTTAGAAAATGACAATTCTTTCGTTTCATCTCAACCAATCACCGTTGGAGCAGCTATCATTGGCCCAACAGTAAAAGGTCCTGTTGAAACCCCAACAGTTGTTCGCTCATATAGCGATTATCAAAACAAATTTGGTACAACTTTTTTAAGTGCTAGTCAAGTTTATACTTACTTTACATCAATCGCAGCTTTTAACTACTTTAACAATGGTGGTCAAACATTATTAGTAACAAGAGTAGTAAGTGGTACTTTTTCACCAGCAACAACAGCAACTGCTTCAGTAACTGGTCCTGTTGGTGGTGGAGTAACTATATTAAACTCTGCTTCATTAGCTCAAGCTTTAGTATTAACTACTTTATCTGAAGGTGGTGTTATGAACAGTTCTAGTTCATTAGATATTAGTGGTTCATTATCTTCAGGTACAACAGATAACATCAGATGGCAAATTACAAACCCAGATTCATCAGCAGGTACATTTAACTTATTAATCCGTCAAGGTGATGATAACGCAAATACTCCTATTGTATTAGAAACTTGGACTAATTTATCAATGGACCCAACAGCTCCAAATTATGTAGCTAGATTAATTGGTGATCAATATAGAGAATATAATGCTGCTGATAACCAAATTGAAGTAAATGGAACTTATCCTAATAATTCAAGATATGTTTATGTAGCTAGTGTTAATACACCAACTCCATTATATTTTGATAATAACGGACAAGCTAAACCAGCATTTACAGGTTCATTACCTGCAGCAGGAAGTGGTTCATTTACAGGCGCAGCAGGTTCATTAGCAATAGCAGCAGGTGCGAAATATTATGATGCAATTAAAACAGGAGTAGCAAATACTCAAGGTTTAACTGGTTCAGATTATACTAACATGATTAACTTGTTAGGCAATGCTGATGATTATAAATACAATGTATTAATCACACCAGGTTTATTTGCAGCGGAAGCTAAAATTGGTGCTTCACAAGTAACAACTGCAATTAATAATACACAAAATAGAGGTGATAACGTTTATGTAGTAGATTTAGTACCTTACAGTTCAAGTATTAATACAGTAACAGGTCAAGCAAATGCTAAAAATACTTCATATGCAGCAGCATATTGGCCTTGGGTTCAAACAATTGATCCAGATTCTGCTCAATTAGTTTGGGTACCAGCTTCTACAGTAGTAGCAGGTGTTTATGCTTACAACGATAACGTATCAGAACCTTGGTTTGCACCAGCAGGTATTAACAGAGGTGGATTAGGTAGTGTAGTTAGAGCTGAGAAAAAATTATCTCAAGCAAACCGCGATACTTTATACCAAAACAAAGTTAATCCAATTGCAACATTCCCAGGAACAGGAGTTGTAGTATACGGACAGAAAACATTACAAACTAAAGCATCAGCATTAGATAGAGTAAACGTTCGTAGATTATTAATTGCTCTTAAATCTTACATTTCTCAAGTAGCTCAAAACTTAGTATTCGAACAAAATACTATCGCTACAAGAAACCAATTCTTAAGCCAAGTTAACCCATACTTAGAATCAGTACAACAAAGACAAGGTTTGTATGCTTTTAAAGTAATTATGGATGATTCAAATAACACAGCTGACGTAATTGACAGAAACCAGATGGTAGGTCAGATTTATATCCAACCAACAAGAACAGCAGAATTCATTTACTTGGATTTCAACATCTTACCAACTGGAGCAGTTTTCCCAGCGTAATTTTTTAAAATATAGATATTTATAACAAAATAATAAATAAGCAAAATGGCAGTATTAGATCCAAACGAAATATTTTTCACAGCATTTGAACCAAAACAGGCGAATCGCTTCATCATGTACATTGATGGCATCCCTGCTTACGAAATCAAAGGTGTAGGTGCAGTGACATTAACTCAAGGTACAGTTCCTTTAAATCACATTAACGTTCAACGTTTTGTAAAAGGTAAAACAACTTGGGGCACTATCCAATTTACATTATTTGATCCTATCACACCTTCAGGTGCGCAGGCAGTAATGGAATGGGTACGTTTACACCACGAATCAGTAACAGGTCGTGATGGTTATAGTGATTTCTATAAGAAAGACTTAACATTCGACGTATTAGGACCAGTAGGTGATATCGTATCAGAATGGATTATTAAAGGTGCGTTAATTACTGAATCAAACTTTGGTGATTACAACTGGGATACTGAAAATACAGCTGTAAACATTACAATGACAGTTCAACCAGATTATTGTGTGTTGAATTTTTAATAAAATCAAAATTACTATTGAAAGAGCTCGCATTTTTTGCGAGCTTCTTTTTTTCTTATATATTTATACATGACAACAAAGTTATAAAAAATAAAAATTATGGAAGAACAAAAATTTAAATTTCCTACCGAAATGGTAGATTTACCTTCAAAAGGTTTAGTTTATCCCGAAGGACATCCTTTATCATCTGGTCAAGTTGAAATGAAATACATGACTGCAAGAGAAGAAGATATCTTAACTAATCAAAATTATATCGTAAAAGGTGTAGTAATTGATAAATTACTACAATCATTAATTGTTACTAAATTTGATTATAATACACTTTTAATTGGTGATAAAAATGCATTGTTAGTAGCATCTCGTATTTTAGGTTATGGTAAAGATTATGATTTTAATTACTTAGGCGAAGTGAAAGTAGTTGATTTATCTAAATTAGATAATAAAGTTTTAGACGATTCTATTTTTATTAAAGGTAAAAATGAATTTGCATTTACTTTACCTCATTCTAATACACCTATTACATTTAAACTTTTAACAGAAGGTGATGAAAATAAAATTGAAGATGAATTAAAAGGTCTTAAAAAAATTAACAAAGATAGTGTTCCTGAATTAACAACTCGTTTAAAACAAGTTATTTTATCTATTGATGGTGATTATGAGAAAAAAACAATTCGTGAATTTGTAGATAATTATCTTTTAGCTAAAGATTCTAGATCATTAAGAGAATATATTGGTAAAATCCAACCAGATGTTGATTTAACATTTGAAATAGAAACATCAAATGAAGAAACTGAAAAAATAAACATTCCAATTGGATTAAATTTTTTTTTCCCTGACGCCTAGTGAGGCATCTGAATATAGAGAAAAAGTTTTTAATCAAATCCATGAAATAGTATTTCATGGTAATGGAGGGTATGATTGGAATACTATATACGATATGCCTTTATGGTTAAGAAAATATACATTTAGTAAAATTAGAAACTACTTTGAATCTCAGAATCAAAAATCACAAGAAGATTCAGTACAAACTTCTATAAGAAATCTTAAAATGGCTAAAAATACGGGAATTGCTCCATCTCCATCAATTCCTTCTTATAAAACAAAGGCATCAAAGAAATGATGCCTTTAATATTTATAACATATACCTAACTAATGGCTTTAGATAACGAAAAAAGAATTAAAAAAGAAGCACAAGATACTGCAAGAGTAGTTGAAGATGCTTTTCGTAATATATCATCTAAAATAGGTGATTATTTTGAAGAAGCATTGAGTAGAGGAGAAGATGTAGCTAAAAATATGGTTAAGGATGCTCAATCTGGTCTTAACGGTTTAAGTAAAATTAGTAAAGATTTAGCATCATCAAACGAAAAAGCATCAAATGGATTATTAAAACAACGAGATATAACTCGTCAAATTCAAGAAAGAAATTCAAAATTAGCAGCAATAAAAACAGCAATTGAAATTGCTGAAGTTAATGGCGTTAAAAATGCTAGTAAATTAAAAAAAGAATACGATAAAATTATTGAACAAAATAAAGAATATGAAAAAGAATTAAAAAAACAACTTTCTTATTCTCAAAATATAAATAAAAGTATAGGACTATCAGGTGCTGGTCTTTCAGCAGCATCTAAATTAGCATCTAAATTAGGATTAAGTGGTTTAGATGATGTATTTGAAGATGCTAGACAATCAGCTGTAGAACAAGCAAAAGCATTAGGTGTATCAGAAACAAATACTTTAGGAATTGTAGGTAAATTTAAAGTATTAGGTGCTGCTACAAAATCATTAGGTAAAGGATTACTTCAAGCATTTAATGATCCTTTAATTTATGTAAATTTAATAAGCAAATCTTTTACTTATTTAAAAACAATAGCTTTTTCATTTAAAGACGATGTTGCTGATGCTGGAAGAAATTTTATAGCTATAGGTTCACAAGCTAATAATTTAGTACAAAGTTTTAGAGATATAGCTTCAAGTAGTGGTGGTTTATATTATAATTCAAAAGAAATACAAAAAGCTTTTACGGATTTAAATAATGAAACTGGGACTTTTGCTAGTGTATCCGAAAAGAATTTAAAAACATATGTTGATTTAACTTCATACTTAGGTCTCTCAGGTGAAGAAGCTTCTAAATTATATAGAATATCTCAATTAAATGGAACTGAATTTGAAAATATAACAAAAGATGTAGCTGTTCAAACAGGTTTATATAATGTTAGAAATAAAGCCGCAGTAAATGAAAATAAAGTTTTAAAAAACATTACCTCATCTAGTGCTTCTATAAGAGTAAATTTAAAAGGTTCAACTACTGAACTAACAAAAGCAGCTATTGAAGCAGCTAAAATGGGAGCTTCTTTAGACCAAATACAAAAAGCAGCAGAAAATACTTTAAATTTTGAAGAAAGTATAGCTGATGAAATTCAATCAGAATTATTATTAAATACAGATTTAAATCTTGAACAATTAAGATATGCAGCATTAACAGGGGATGTCACAACACAGACTAAAGAAATGCAGCGCTTAATAACTGAAAATAAAGATAAAATCAAAGGTAATGTAATTGCACAAGATCAATTTGCAAAAACTTTAGGTCTTAGTAGAGAAGAATTACTTCAAATGCAAGAATCTATGGAATTGCAAAATAAATTAGGAAAAGATCAAGCATCTATTGAAAAAGCAATTGCATATGAGATGGAAAAAGGTGTTAGTAGAGAAGAAGCAATTGCTGCTTTTAAAACTAAAGGTATAGATGATACTCTTAAACAACAAAAAGCTGCTCAAGAACTTAATAGAACTTATGAACAAGCTAAAGAAAGTATAGCAAATGCCTTTGCACCATTAGCAAAATCTCTTTTCTCTCCTGAAAATATGGATAAATTTGCTAAAATTGTAACAGGTCTTGCAGATGGATTAGCTAAATATGTTATCCCTAATTTAGATAAAATACTTGCTGGTTTTGTTGCTTTTAAAGTAGCAATGTTTACAAAAAACATAATGAAACCGGATGGTTCAGCCTTAAAACCATTACATGTAATTGTAGCCGGTGGGGGAGGTGGCTTAGGTGATACAGATTTATCAGGTTCATCAGGTTCATTAGGAAAAGGAGCAAAACCAGCTTCTTTAGCTAAACAAGCAAAAACATTATTTAAAAACCCTAAAGCTTATATGAGAGCTTTAAAAATGGGAGGCACTGGTTTAAAAATAGCTAAGGGTTTAGCTGGTGGAGTAGGTTCTTTACTTGGTGGTGTAGCATTAGATTATGCTACTGAAAACCAAATGGAAAAAGCCCAAGAACTTGAACAATCCGGTCAACTTGAAGCAGCAGCAAAAGCAAGAAATGTTGGAAAAGCAACAGACATAGGAAGTTCAGCTTTAACAGGAGCAGGAATAGGAGGTACAATTGGTGCATTTTTTGGAGGAATAGGAGCAGTTCCAGGAGCAGCAATTGGTGGTGCTTTAGGAGCAGGATATGGAGCATATAAAAATTTCTTTGCAGATGCTGAAGAAGCCGATGATTTTATTATTCGCCCAGGTTCAAAACAAATTATAAAAGCCAATAAAGGTGATGTTATAATGGGTGGTACTAATTTGGGTGGTGGAAGTGAAGAAGTAACAGCATTACTTAGAGAACTTGTAGCTGCTGTAAAAGCAGGAGGAAATGTATATTTAGATGCTACTAAAGTAGGTACAGCAATGAATGTAGGAACATATAGAGTTCAATAATTTAATATTTATAATAAAAAATAACAATAAAATGGGACTATTAGACAAATTAACAAAAGCTGGTTCAGTATTAACTGATCTAGATGGTAAAACACCTAAATCATATAATGGTATTTCTAACTATGAAAAAGATCTAGCTACCTCACAACTTGATTTAGATGGTAAAACACCTAAATCATATGATGGTACTTCAAATTACCAAAAAGATTTAGCTACCTCACAATTAGATTTAGACGGAAAAACACCAATTAAATACACAGACAATTTGCCTAAATAATGGGTTTAATTGACTTAAAGACTGATCTTAAGTCCCTAAGATATGGGAAGGATACTCTTGGCGGAGGGTATAGTGGGCAACCCTATATTCAAACATCAATACCTGATAGCTTTAATGATTTAGGAGCACGTGAAGATTTTATTTTACGAGGTGGTATAGGCGCTGTAAAAGATTCTTTAACAGATATTAAACGTTTAGGTAAAATGTTTATTGATACAAAGTCACCCAACGGATTGCTTTTTATTGCTAAACAACAATTATTATCTCGTACAGCAGTTCGTACACAAACAAGTGGTATATTAAACGAAGGTATATATTCACCATTAAACACATTAGCACAAGCGGGTGTAATAGCTAGTGGTTATCATTTAAATAAACAAGGTCTTAATCCATTTACTGATACAGGAGCATATGCTGCTGGTATTAATAATGAACATTTATATAATGTTAAAGTAAATTCTACCAAACCATTAACTGAAAATAGATTATATAATTTATATAATTTAACTAGTAACACTAGAAATGGAACTAAAAAAGACGGAACTACTTTAAACAATGGTATAAATGTTATGACTTATACTGGTGGTCCTGGTTCTTTACTAGGAGTAGGAAACACAGGTATAAGATATCAAAATGAAAAAAATAGAACTTTTTTAACAAATCCAACTAAAAATAATAATTTTACTGTTGGTAAATCCACAGGTAACTGGTCATTTAATTCTACAGATTTATTTGCACCTTATTACCAACCACCATTACTTCCTGTAATAAAAGAATCTCAAAGCTCAGGATCATTAGGTAGTATTTCTTCTCCTACAATTCAAGATTTTAGAAGAATATTAAGAGAAAAATTAGGTGTTACAACTACAGACGGAAAAAATGCTACTGATAGTGGTGCAACCCCTTTTTCTCAAGATTATAGCATTAATGGTGCTGCTAATTTTACTCAACGAGTAAATATAGGAGATCCAGGACAAAGAGGAGATAAAAGTTATGCAGATTATGCTAAAGGTGTATCATATGGAAATATAAGTACTTTAATGGGTCCTTATTCCACAGGTTTAGATAAAATAAATTCATTACCTATATATAGAAGTGAAAATGCTTTAAGAAATGCAAATGTAACAAATGATTTTGTAAAATTTAGAATTGCTGTTATTGATAATGATGCTCCTGCTTATAAAACATTTATGAATTTTAGAGCATTTTTAGGACCTATAACAGATTCTTATAATGCTCAATGGAGTGGATTTAATTATTTAGGAAGAGGTGAAAAATTCTATACATATGGTGGGTTTGACAGAACAATTTCATTATCGTGGACGGTAGTTGCTCAATCAAAACAGGAGCTTATTCCAATGTATAAAAAATTAAATTTCCTTGCATCAACATTAACTCCAGACTACAGTCCTAACGGTTATATGAGAGGTAATTTAGTACAATTAACAATTGGTGGTTATTTATATGAACAACCTGGTTTTATAACTGGATTAACATACGAAATGGGTGAAGAAAGTCCATGGGAAATAGGAATTGGAGTAAAAAATGATTCCGAAGATGGAACTGTAAAAGAATTAACACAAATTATTAAAGTTTCAGGATTTAACTTTACACCAATTCAAAATTTCATTCCAAGACTTCAATCCAATTCATTTGGAACTGATGCTACAGGTTTTGCTGAATCTTATGGACCAGAAAGATTTATAGCATTAGCAAATGGTCCTAAGGATAAAGATAGTAATTATAACTTCCCGGATACTTCAACTACCTCATCCATTACACCCTAATTAATGAATAGATATCAAAACATACCAAAAATAAAAATTGATGGAAATCTTGTTTATCAAACATCAAGATATCCTGAGGTACAATTATCTGTAAATGATATTTATGTTTACACAACACAAGGTGATAGGTTTGATATTTTAGCTCAACAATATTATAAAGATAGTTCTTTATGGTGGGTTATTTCAATTGCTAATAATGATTTAAATCAAAGTACATTAATAATCCCAGAAGGTATCCAAATACGAATACCAGCAAACTATTCTAATGTAGTAAGAAATTTTAACGCAATAAATGCCTAAATATGTCCAATATAGTAGGAGAAGGTTTCAATCCAATAATTGTAAAACAAATTGACCAACGTCAAAAAGTATATGGTTCAGCAAATAGAACTAATGAACAACTATCTTATTTAAATGCTAGAACAGGTTGGGTAAGATTAGTATCATCTGTTGATTTAATAGATAGTACTATTAGAGGTGGATTCGGTGTAGGTGGTTCTAATTTAGCTAAAGAAAATGTTTTATTTAATGGTACTACAACCCAAAAACCAGTTACTGGTAGTAGTGGAGAAATTATTAGTAATAATTATTCAAGAGGTGGTATATGGGATGGCAAATCAACTATTAATGGTGAAAATGTAAATCAACCTTATAATTATTATGCTTATGGAATGGGTGGAACAGATTATGGTTTACGCCCTATGCCTGGTATTAAATCATCAACTATTAAAACTGAAACTCGTGGGTCAATTAAAACAGCAGAAGTAAAAATTCAAGCAAATAATAGACAACAATTTGATGTTATTGATTTGTTATATATGCGTTTAGGATTTTCAATGTTATTAGAATGGGGTAATAGTTCTTATTTTGACAATGATGGAGTTTACATAAAAGATAATCCACATAGTCTATCAGATGAATTTTTATTAGGTAGATTAAAATATGATACAATTTATAATAAAATTCAAGATAAAAGAGAAAAATCTTGTGGTAATTATGATGCTCTTATAGGTAAAGTAGTTAACTTTTCTTGGAATTTTACTAAAGATTTAACATACGAAATTACTTTAAAAATAATTAGTATGGGTGATGTAATTGAATCACTTAAAACTAATGCTCTTCTACCAGGTGGTAGTTTAGATACTTCAACTACAACTCCTGTTTCAGGCTCAACACCCCCAGCTCCAACCCCAGAATCCGTAATTAAAGATTTTGCTAATGTTCATGAAATTGGTAAAATGTTTTATGAAAAACAACAAATATTAGCCCCCTTAGCTAGTGGCAAAGAAGGAATTTCAGTAATTACAGAATCTAATTTAGAATATAGTGGAAGAGATTCTGGAGATAGTGTTTCATTTTTTAAACAAATTTATCAAGATAAAGGAGCTACTCAATATTATGTTAAATTAGGTTGGTTTTTAAAATGGATAGAAAAAAATCTAATTCCTGATATAGAGGGTAGTAATGAAGATATTAATAATCAAATAACTTTATTAAAAATAAATAATAAAGTAAGAGAAAATATTATATATTTGTTAGGAAGACAAATTAGTACAGATCCAGGCATATGTTTATTTAAAGTTAAATTTAATACCCCAAGTGGATTTATCCAATTTGCTAATGATGCTGATACATTTTATGCTCCTAGTGTAGATGGAAATCGTTATGGATATATAATGAATTCTTATTTTAATATAGTATATATTCTTGAACAAATGAAGAATTTAAAAAATAAAGATGGTAAAGTCCCTTTATTTAGTTTATTAGAATGTTTATGTAGAGGATGGAATGATGCTACTGGTGGTTTTAGTAAATTAGCACCTGTAGTAGATACTGAAATTAATGAAATTAAATTTGTAGATGAAGTTATATTACCTAATAAAGATAGCTTTATAAAAAATCTATCAGGATCAGTAGAATTAGCTAATTTTAATATTCAAGGATATTATTTTGATGAAAGTGGTTCTTCAACAGGTGGTTTTGTTAGAGATTTAAATTTTACAACAACAGTACCTCCTAATTTAGCTACTTTGATTACTGTAGGAGCAGCTGCTAATAATTATATTTTAGGACAAGATTCAACAGCTTTAGGAGTAATGAATGCTGGTTTAAGAGATAGATTTAAAAAATCTCTTAAAAATACAGGAACTACTAAATCAGCACCTTCATCCGGTTCTATTTTAAAAGATTATGCTGGACCTATAAACGCTTTTAATGTATTTTTAAAAGATTTAGGTTCATGGAAAGGTCAAACTTTACCAAAATGGAACCAAGAAGCAATTACATCATTTTCAAATGTTGCTTCTACTTTTTATGAATATGATCAAGTAAAACAAACACAAGCAGCTCAAGAAACAAATAAAAATGCTGCTTCACCAAATAGTGGATTTTTACCTTTTGATTTATCTATAACAATGGATGGACTTTCAGGAATGAAAATTTATCAAAAATATATAATTGATACTACTTATTTACCAACAAATTACCCAAGTTCATTAGAATTTATTATTAAAGGTATATCTAATACTATTTCAAATAATGAATGGATTACTACTTTAGATTCATTTGCTATTCCAAAAAACCCATTTGGTTCATCAATTGCTGAAAGTGCCGTTGAACAAGCTTCTAGAAATGAAACTAGAGGAACTCAATCTTCATTTACAGGAAATACCCCAAATGCTGATGCTTTAAGAGCAGTACTTACATCTTTAGGTTATACAGAAAAAGGAAAAGAACTATCAAATGGTGGAGATATAACCCCAGAATTATTAAGATATGCATCTTCTGTACTTCGAGAAATTAAAAAACAAATACCAACTTTGCAAGTAAAAATAACTGGAGGTAATGACAGATATCATCAAAATTTAAAATATAAATCATCTCACAGTTCAGGACAAGGACTAGATATAGCAATTTCACCTGCAACCCTCGCAACTAAAAAAGCAGTTGATACAATATTAGGTGGATTTGCAGCTGGTAATCAAAATTTAATAGTTAGTTTTATTAATGAATATGATTACCCATCAAGTGCAGCTACTGGAGGTCACTTCCACCTTAGAATAGGAGGAAAAATAGAAAGTAAACGAATTGCAAGTTTTGTTTCTTTAGCTAATCAAGGAAAATTAATAACTTATCCAATAGTATAAAATGTATTATCCTAAATCTCAAATCACTCCAAATCTATACACTAATGGTGATGAATTTGTATCAAGTATAGATAATTCTGGTTATAGTGGTTATTATTTTAAAACATCAACAGGAA